AAAGTTCGTGATAGTGGCCAAAGTTCGTAAGTTCTATTTTTGTTCCACCGGATATATCGTAGTAGCTCTCCATACCGTGTGTATGCGAACCTGTCATACCTACGACATACATTCCTCCAGCACCATTATTTAATGCAGGATCCCAATCGTATGTAACAGAGTGAGCGTGAGGTGAGTTTTCACCTGAACCATCTCCATCTGTAGAAGTCATAACAACTGTCGGTGCACCAGTTTGAATTGCGGCATATTCTGCCGTACTAATTTCTGCCGTATGAACGTGTCCAATATATTGATCATCATTAAAAAATACATCTACTCGTGCATCTCCTTTTTGTACTGCGGTGATAATATATTCTTCCCATTTTCTTTCACCTACAGGAACTGAATTATCTCCAGATCCATATCCAGTACCACCAGTAGCTAATGTAAGTGCGAGAACGCTACCGTCAAGAACAGCATCAAGTATTCCTGCAACCGTTGGATTTCCTCCAAGAACTGAGACTGTAGGAGGAGCGTGATATCCAGTTCCACCATCAGTAATATTAACAGCATCTATTGCTCCGGCTACATCGATTGTACAAGTTGCTGTCGCTTGAATAGTCGGTACAGTTCCAGGAGTCCAAGTATTTCCTGCAGTTGTCCAAGTTTCGCTTGCTCCAAGACAACCCGCTTCATTATTATCATAAGACGCATTTGAACAAGTTCCTTCACCGAGACAGTCGGGTTCATTATCATCAAAATTGGTATTAGAACAAATACCTATTCCAGCAGCCGCAGGAATAGTAGCGACATCTGGCGCAGACATTGTAATAGTAGGTGCAGAAGCATAGCCTGTTCCAGGATCTGTAAAAGTAAAAGAATCAACTCGTCCACTAAATTCAATATCCGCAGTAGCACCAACTCCACCTCCTCCAGTAATATATACTATTGGTATTCCAATATACTGAGAACCTTGAGAAGTTAGTTCCACATTTGTTACAACACCTCCTGAAACTGTAGTTTCTCCAGTGGCGTGAACTGTATTGACTCCATCGCTTCCTCCAGAGAAAATAACATCTACAGGGACACCGGCTTGTGGATTAGTTTCAATATCACCAGATTGAAATGTCACTAAATCATCTAATGAAAGATCGTGATAAAGTGATTCTACAACATTCTGATTCCCCGCACCCCCGATGGAAGTACAATTTTGAGGCATTGACAAATTAATATAATATGAATTACTTAATGATGGTAGGGCAACATTTGCTCCATAATTGATAGGAACTTTGATTGTATCACCAGGATTTAAAGCGTGATCGACAGAATAAACGAATCGATGATTCGTTGTTGAAGTCAATCGTCCTTCTTCTAGAGGGTGAAAAGTACAGTGGAAATACAAATCGTGATATCCGTCAACCACCCAAGACCAATCTTCACCAGGCTCCAAGTCAGGAGAAGCAAAAGAAATATTATCATCGGAGACTGCATTGTGAACTAAAATGGAAGTAGAAGGATTTGTGAAAATAATTGTGTCACCTTCTCGTGCTTCTAAGTGATAAGGAATAAGAGTATGTGCTTGTGTATCTGGATTGTTGATATTTCCTGCAACCCAAACGTGACCTAGTGCAAGACAATCAGCTTCCATTTGAGCAATTGATACATTATATTGAATTTCAACACCGTCACAAGTAGGACGAATTAAAGTCGGATCTTCGAGAACGGAACAAATATATGTTTTTGGATCTGGGCCACCACCCTGTTCAGAGAAAGTTCCTGTATCGGTAGCCACCTGATCGACCATATTAACAGCACCTGATGGTAAATCCCAGTTTACTTCATTAACTATAAGATCATATGCAAATTTGTATTGAGTATTAGCAGTTAAATCAGCTTCGAACCAAGCAAGAGCTTCCTGTAATCCATCAGTATATGCTTGAACAATTTCAGTACCTTCAGTATAGAGAATGTCAAATTGATATGCAATACCGTTAGACCACGGACGAGTCATATCTATTGGAGAATCAAAGCCAGCATTTCTAAGCAATTCTGTTTCAAAAGCATCTGCGGCAAATGAACTATTCTGTACTAGATTTGCAGTTTCATAAGTAATATCAAGTCCACCATTAGGAATCATCTCCGTCGGTGAAACAAATTCGGCTGATTTAGTAGCAATGTTAAGTAAAAAATCTTTATATTCAGGAAGATGCTCTAAATTATCCATTACTTCCAGAGACTTGAGCATCAAAGCCAAATCTTTTACTAGAAGATCAGGCGCGGCTAACTTGATATTCAAAGAGTCTAGAAAGGTACTTTTCTGTTGCTCTATTGTATTCAACTCTGTTAGAGAAAAATGCTGGAATGTATATTGTGACATTTGTTAATTTCCTTTAATTTTTATTCGGACTGTACTTCAACCAAGTAATTCAACTGCATAGATGTGGTGACATACGGATCAGCGATACCTAACATTTCTAATTCTTGCAATCGAACAAAATTATTTTGTTGCTGAATCATTTGGTTGGTGCGTTCACGCCACGTTTTAAAGGTCTCATCCTTTCTTACGAATGGAATTTCTGTTGTACCTACACCGTTTGACATTATTGTCCTTCTTCTTCAGCTGGTGGAGCTTCTTGTCCTCCAGCTTTTGCTTCTATTAAATCAAATACTATTTGCTTAAGGTCTTTTATCTCCCTTTTCATACTATTTATACTACGTTTTGAGTCCTTCTTAGCCATCGCCGACAATTTATTTACTTCAATTACCTTTTTACGTTGGGCATAGGCAGTAGCATCTTGAAATATTACTGCTCCAGTTTCTTCGTCTTTTTTATATGCAGGTATTTTAGCCATTATTTATTTTCCTATGTTACTGCTAATACTCTCATCTCTCGAATCGCTGGTAAAGTGCATCGATGAGTCGTATGTAATTCTATTTTTACTCTAAAATGATCAAATTCTTTCACAACTTTTTTCAATGGAGTAAAGGTATGTTCAATAAATTCTGCATCAAGTGACATTGCTGTATTAGTAATTTGAACTCCACCATCTTTCATTTCTCTCCACATAATTGTTTCGCCCTCAATAACTGCAAGCCCAATTGGAAAATCTGGATGTGTAGCGGCAACTTGACTGTCTATCTCTAGAATTGGTACTTCCTCTTTAGCATAAGAACCATCTGGAAGAATAATTTTCTTCCAGAATTTTCTATCAGTATCCTGATCCCAAGTTCCGTACCAGACATCACCAACTTCATATTCAGTTAAATCTGTTACTCCTGCTCCTGATGAAGTTATATCGTGTCCCACTCCTGCTAAATCTTCGGTACAAATAAAGCAACCAGTTACAATATTTTTCATATCGCTTATATCTACTAGACTCATCGACCAAAGATTTGATTCGTCATCATCTCCATCTACATATGCTGTAGAGACTTGTGCCGAAGGGCCTTGTCCAGGCTCTGCAACTGTACCAGTCCAACTCCCAATCGATTGGGAGTTATTTCTAATAACAACATCTGGACTATTCGCTCCTGCTGGATAAATATATGCGTAATATTCTTCAAAATCATTTACATTATAATCACCGTAAGTAACTAGATTTGCATATGCCATAACTGTAATCGTTCTAGGAGTAACTGATCCTGTATCGTAGAATACTTTTACATATGTCTCATTACCTTCTTGTACACTTAAAAACATTTGCAAATCGCTTGCAAAATTTGCCAATTTGACATCTTTTGAAAGATAGACTCCCTTTTGATTTTTCTCAATAGGTGAAGTGTCCCATATAATATTGTTAATCGCAATAGTCGATAGTCTTTCTTTGTTAAGAACAGGAGAAATATTTGGATTACCCGTTTTCATTTCCACATTATATGATATTGGAGTATATTGATAACCAGATGCTATAGTTTGAGCACCATCTAGGGCTTCAACTTCTTCAAGAACTACTTCTTCATTATCTTGAATACCGAGAATCGAATTATTTGTGTCACCATTTATAATTACTTCCATATCTAAAGTAGATCCTGATAGAACCATTGGTTGAAAGTTCGGTGTGAATGAAGCTACTTCTTTAATTCCTACAAACTCTTTCAAGTTAATTTGAACAGATCCAGACGGATCAAACTGACATTTATTCATTCTGAATTTAACATCCATTAACTGCTCTGGAGTCCAAGTCGTATTATTCTGTGAAGTAAACATAGAACCAAGATAAGGTTGTTCAGAAACATAATCTCCAGTAAGTAAGTCTACTTCTCCTAATTCAGAAATCCACAAGTTATATAATAATGAATCAGATATAACAACAAAACAATATTCAGTTCCATCCATTAGATAAATCGGATCAGCAAAAGTGAATCTCGTGCTTATAGCTCCATTTGTAGAAACTGAAACATCTTCAGGATACAGCATAACTTGTGCCGTTGGTAATGGTGTTGCTGTTGGATATCCATTCACCATTGGTCGAATTTCTAATCTAACTGGAGTAGATTCGTCATCTTTTGAGTAAAAATACAAATCAATTGAATGTATGAATGCACCACCATCAGATTCACCTATAAGAAATGATTCTGCTACTGGATCATACCACTCAGTAATTGATCTAGATGTTTTACTTCTTCCAGTCTCTTGACTTCGAGAAACGGTTCGTGTTTCTCCTAAAACTGTACGATCTTCAGCCAGAGTTTCTGCTACTCTGTAGCTTTCAAACGTGGACATTATATCTTTTTGTCGAGTATCAAGAGTACCTTTAGCCGTGAAAGTAGCGACCGCTTGTGTAGTCATCGCATCAAAATCCACAAAATTATCTTTCATTGCAAGCACTTTCATACCTGATCTGATTCTGACTCCGCCCGCACCTTCTGAAGGAATCTGAAATACTGCATTTCTTATTTTTCCTTTTTCATCAGTCATAACAGGATCGCCCTGTACACCACCATCAGGAGTTATATAAGGATCCACATCTATTTCATCAAACTGAAAGTGCATATGAGTATTTGGTCGTAGTTTATCTACATCAATTTTCACAGGAATTGAACGCATCCAAGGAATAGAAGAAACATCAATACTTCTGTCTCCCACTTCTGTGCGAATATCTTTGATTTCCATATGGGATCTTTCACCAGATCGTACTTGACTACTGGTCATCTGTTGTTGTTGATCCCAAGACTCTGTATTTACAATTTCTCTCCAAACTGTTCTTCGTCTTGCACGCCAACCCATATTGACTGTTCCTCCTTTGCCACTTTCAAATGCCCGTGCAATGCCTCCCGGAATGTTAAATCCACTTGAAGCATTGGAAGTGAATGTTACTTCTCTACCAGTTTGTACGTTATCTCTACCACCCTTATCTTTAAATCCAGACCAAGTTGTCTCCCAAGCGTTCCATCTTGTTTGTGTTCCATATTGTTCTACTTGTTCTAAAACAGCATTATTATTTTTATTTTGAATAATAACATCCGGTACATATTTTTCTTCAAACCAAGTATCAGTAGAAGGAGTTAATGTAGCAAATCCGACCCAAGATTTTCTTGCAAAAGGATTCAAGTTAAGAACTTGAGTTCCGTGATCTTGTTTAATCCAGGCTTCTTGAACAGTATAGTTTAATGTATATGTCAAATTATTTTCAATAACACCTGCAGTAACTCCTGGCTCGCAATCTAGGCCATACATCTCATACGGTACAGTACAAATGCGGGCTTCTGGATAAACAGTACAATAATAATTTGAATCAGAAACATCCCCGATACCGTGATCTACGAATGGATCAGTTAGAATTCCATTTTTATATCTTTGTAATCCGTTCTCATCGAGAACCTGCATATCGGCAGTAGACTTTTCGAGAAGATTTAATGAGGTATAATATTCTAAATTTTCTAGACGACCTTCCATACCACGAATATCTTGCATCGTATATCGCTTTTGCTCTACGTGAGATACATTAATATTTTTATGCCAATACGTGTACGGAGGTATAAACAAATTATACAAGGTCATTTCATTTCGTTCTTCTGTCGGAAGCATAGGTGCATCAGAAGGAAATCCTTGTTTAATCTGAATCTTTCCATCATCATTAATTGTTAGTCTATCTCTTCGTCCAAGATAATAATCAAAAGAAACTGAAATGCTTGATTCAGGTAAAGGTAAATATGTGCCAACTGCGTAATCTAATTCAGAAGTTCTAAAGTCTAATTCATCAGTAAGTGGATGTTCTCCTCCTATTGAATCACGATAACCGGGAACCGCATCGTAAATAATACCAGCATCAGTATACGAATTAACAGCAAAATAGGCCGCTGTTGTAACATTACCGTGATTGTAGTGATTGTATGTTACTGTGTGAGAACCAACTTGAGTTTCAAGGGGATCACCAATCCATTCAAGCCTAGCGGCATTAAAAGTAGTATCAGTATCACCATTTATAAAAGAAAAATCAGCGGTTACATCAGCCGCATCTGGTGCAATAACAGAAGTTATTTCTGTGACTGCGTGTGGAAGAGTTAAAGATGCTCCTGTTCCTGTTCCCGCAAGAACAACATTACTTGAAGCAGATTCCATAAAAGTAATATTTCTCCAAGAAGCATTACTCATATACATATCTGCCATAATAGTAATGTTATCTCCTGTGAGATTCGTTGATGGAGAACCAGTTCCTTGATTTATAATTGTAATAAGTGCAGTCGTATTTCCTGTTAAATCTTCAACCCAAGTATCGACATTCCCAGAAACGGTTCCATTTTTAGGTATAAGTCCACCTAGACCTCCATTTGCATCATTATTCCAAATATATAGAATTCTTTCCCAGTGCATATCAACGAAAACTGCGGGAACTGAAGCAACACTACCAGTTATAATTGCCGTAGAATTTTTTTGTGTGGAATATGTTACCTGTCCAAGAGTTAGTGATTCAGTAACATCAGAAACTTTATACAACCAAGGATAATGTACGCCCATCGCAACAGAAGCACCTGTCGGTCGATAAAGTTTTGCGTATACAGCATTGTCCACTTCTGAAACAATATACAGAGCAGGAGCAACAGCATCAAGACCTACATCATTTTCAAGATATATTCTAAATCCCATTGTATAAGATCCTGCTAAAAGACCCATAGTAACGTGAGTAATACGTTTATGTACTCCAATAGTGTTAGGATTTGTATTAGAGGATGTATGTCCAGGATCTGTTACAAATATAACATATTCTTTTTGAACGACATTGAAAACACCGTGTAAATCATCTACTGATTCGACCTCAAAATATGGTCCAAATTCTGGTTTGAGATGATCATTTGCTACGTGGCGAGTTGTTCTTGCTCTTTCTGCTTCAATTGTTATGGGACTTAAAAGTTCGTGTTCAAACCCATTAATGTATGCTTTACTAGGCTCAACTTTTACTCCAAAATGATCAGCATCAGAACCCTCTTTCATTTCGATTGGAAATGGATTTATTGTATAGTTACCAGATTCATCAAATGTTCTTTTTGCCATCTCAGTGGCTAACAATGAATAATCAGTAGATTCAAATTTCGTGGTCATTTTGCCGTTATCGACATCCATCATCCACATCCATTTATTCTGTTCCGCAGAATCTACATCTTTACAAAGATTCATAGATTTTTGGTATCTATCTCCACCTGGTGCATTCTGATTGTAAAATCCTGAAGCAGGA